AAAGGGGTGGGGGTGTCAGTCGATTGCAGTCGTCAGCAATCTAGTAATACATTCACTACCTCGTAAAAAAAACCTCCCTCAAGGAGGGTTACCTAGGACGATTGTTTCTTCCTCTATTTTTCTTTACTGACATAACTCTAAGGTTGGATTTGCATCCATTCATAGGGTTACCATCTTTATGATCTATATCTTTGCCCTGTAGGGCGGATTTTCCGTATTTACGGATAGCGGCTCTTCTAGCTTTATTACGTTGAGCTCTGCGTTTCTTTTGCTCTGGTTTAGCCTGGTAGGCTTTGTCTTTGAGCTTAGCAATTTTTTCTTTATAGGTCATAGTCTTATATTAGCACAGATTTTTAGATACAGCTTCGCTTCTAGCAAAGCTTACAATATTAGACAATATTTGTCGGACTGGGTATTATCGAAGAGTGATCCGTAGTATTGCAGCGTTATTTTATGCTTCCCTTCATGTATTCAGGGGAAGCAACCCATAGCCCAGGTAGAGAGCCAATATTCCTATCAGTTCTTTGTCCAGCTGGACTGCGTTCGTTTTGTGTCACGTCAGATGCTATCTGAAGGGTCGTTTGCACCGTTAAAGGCTTACCCTAGGGACTATGCTGAAAAGCCTTGACAGGCTTTCTGTGGTGTATTATAACATACGTAGATAGTTCAATAGCAGATAATGAAAGAAGTCAAGCCCAAAACTGAAGAAAAAAACGTATCGGACGTATCGGATGCTTTCGATGAAATCGAGGAAGCGTTAATGCTGGACATTAGGTCCGCCGTTCAGGAATACGCAGAAGAGATGCAGGTAAAGAAAGTGAAGTCCTTAGCCAGGCACAATCCTGAGAAGGTAGCTAAGGTGCTTTATTTGTTCAGCACTGGCAACAGCCAGACCAGAATAGTCAGGCACTATAAGATCCCCAGGAATACAGTTGTGCATATAATGGTGGAGTTCGCGGATCACATAAAGAAGTTCAAGGAACTCGGGGGAAAACTGGCTGCTAGGAACTACGTCAATATGTCCAGCCTGGAGGAGGATCTCATAGAGAAGGTCAGAGACAGGATGCAGAATGACCCAGAAATGCAGGTATCCTTCAAGGACCTCAAGGAACTGAGTATAGCTAAGGTCAACGCCAGCAGAGAAGCCCTCACTGCCAGGGGAGAAGCTACCAGTATAGTAGAAGAGCGCAAAGCATTCTCGGATGAGGACTACGCTAAGGAGATTGCCAAGGTCAAGGCTGCCCTAGCCGAAGAAGCAGAAGTCATTGATATAGAAGAGGATGCCTGATGGATGAAGAGATCCTAGGTAAGGTAAAGGAGATACTCGGGGAATACTACCCTAATTACATTATCATTGTCCTTGATGAAGTGGGTGAAGTGCAGTCCGACTACACGACTGTATCTGTAGCTAGGATGCTTATGCGAGAAGCTGCCCTGGAGTTCAAGGATGACTCCGTGGAGGTAATCTGGGACGAAGGGGAAGAAGAGTAATGTCCTTAATATTTACTAAGCACCCCATGCTGCCGTCGTTGACGGATGCAGAGATAGTTAAGCTTTGGGATAAGGACCCAGATTTGCTAAAGCGCCTGCACAAGCAGCACGAAGAAAGAATCCAGGCCAGTGTAGAGGACCCACTTAGATACGGTTTTGACCTGTCGGGCTGGAGCAGGATTCAGGATGCCCTGGAGACCTCGGACGAAGCGCTGGTTCTTGGGGGTAACAGAAGCGGAAAGACTACAGGCTGCGCCAAGGCGGTCATGCGGGCCGTTCAGGAGAGCATGGACGGGCACATTGTATGCTTCAGCCAGAATGAAGACACCAGCATCAAGGTGCAGCAAGCTGCAATTTGGGAGATGATGCCAAGGGAGTTCAAGAAGAAGACCAAGAGCATAGAAGGCTACATTAACTACAGCATGCAGAATGGCTTCACAGCCAAGAGCTTCATCTTCCCTGACACCAGAACTCGGGTAGATTTTAAGACCTACACGCAGTTCAGTAACAATCAGACGATCCTGGAGGGTATGGAGTTCGGGTTCAAAGAACCAAAGGGCATCAACATAGGGACTTGGTTGGACGAATACCTGGGAGACGCTACCCTGGTGAACACCCTGAGATTCAGACTTGCTACCAGGAACAGCAAGATGCTTATTGGCTTCACGCCGATTGACGGCTTTACTCCCTTCGTAGCGGAATACCTGGCTGGAGCAGAGATACAGGAAACTAGATACGCTGAACTGCTAGACAGGGAACTTCCAGTTGTGCAGAGCTGCAGCGACAGAGACGCCAAGATTGTATACCTGCACTCCGACGAGAACCCCTGGGGTGGCTACAAGAGAATAGCAAAGGACCTGGCTTCTCAGACAGAAGAAGAAATAATGGTTCGTGCCTACGGTATACCCGTCAAGAGCATGACTTCCCTTATCCCCATGTTCAGCACCTCCGTCAATGTCCTGGGAGACGAAGAAAATCAGCACGGTATGACGTTCCCCGACGTAACCTCAAAGAAGGACTTCACTTGCTATCAGGTTCTGGACCCTGCGGGTGCAAGGAACTTTGTGTCTATCTGGGCTGCAGTAAATGAAAAAGGGGAAGTATACGTTCTTAGGGAGTGGCCCGATAGGTTCAACTATGGAGAATGGGCCCTGTTCGGTCAACCCAGGTGGAAATACGGTCCAGCGGCAAAGAAACTAGGTTTTGATATTGCGGCATACGTAGAGCTATTCAACGAGATAGAAGAAGAACTCGGGATTGAAGTATACGAGCGCGTAGGAGATAGTAGATACTTCGCCAGGGAGAACGAGAACAACGAGGATCTATTTACTGTATTCTCTGATCACGGCATGGACTTCATTCCCAGCAGCGGAGTAATGGAGGAAACTGGCATAACGGCGTTGGACGAGTGGTTCGCCTATAACCCAAACGCCAAGATAGATGCAGCGAACAGGCCCATATGCTACTTGCATGAAAGTTGCGAGAATACACTGGATAGTCTAATAAATTACAACAGCAGCGGCAAGAATGACGAAGCCCTGAAGGACTTTTTTGACGTCATGCGCTATTTGCGTATGATAAACTCTGGCGATGGGCCAGATCACTACAACTCAAGCATCATAAATGCGCTTGATACAAGGAATAAAGGATACTAATGCCAAAGGTAAAATTAATAAATATAGCAAAGGAAAATGAGTTCGAGTTTGAACTAGCTTTTAAAATAGCAAAAGAAAACCTGAAGGAGGAAATGCTAACGGGCAAGGGAAAGGCGACCTGGGTAAACGAAGAGGGTCAATGCATTCTTGATTCCCTTCTCATAGCCCCAGAGCTGCATCCCGAAGAATACAGGGGTCAAGTAGTAAGGTTGGCACCCAACAAGAGTTATGTTTATGTAAAGGTAAAGGATTTCAAGAAGACCGTAGCTTGCGTTGTTCCAAGAAACTTGCAGGAAAGCCTAATCCAAAAGAATATATGGATGGAAGAGATAAAGGACAACAAGGGCTCAACCTTTAGATACTTGAAGAAGAGATTGAACTCCTAGTATGCAAGAAAAAGATAAAGAAGGCGCGGAAGACACGGAAGACGCGGAAGACGTTACTCTTAACCAAGAGTGGCTAGACGAGAACACGGACAGGCTGCTCGCTTGGGAGCTTCTAAGGCGAGGTTTGATGGTGGACTACAGCGAAATCCCGTCACAAAAATTATGTGATAATATAGGTGTCCCAAAGAACTACGTTTTTAACGTCATTAAACGAGCACAAAAAGTATGCAAACCGAATCGTCCGAAGCATTAACATATCTTAGAAAAGATCCAGACGTAGGAGCATTGAGAAATGCCTACGATCAAACAATAACTGAACTCTCGTCATACTTTGACCAGTGCAGGAATTCCTACGACGATAGGCGCAACTTCTGGCCTGGCAAAAGCAGGGACCTAAGAAAGCACGGAGCTGATGCTTTCCCTTGGGAGGGTGCCAGCGACATGGAGGCTCACGTTATTGAAGAAAGAATATCAAGACTTGTATCCCTACTCATATCCAGTCTTAAAAGGGCAAACGTCAGGGCGTTTCCGACCGAAGGCACGGACGCAGAACGAGCCAAAATAGTATCCAGTTTCTTGAAGTGGATGGTCAGTAGTGGATACATCCCTCGCTTCATGCGCGAAATGGAACTGGGTGCTAATTACCTTCTAGAGAGGGGAGTCCTAATTACCTACGTGGGTTGGTTAATTGAAGACAGAAGAATAATTCAGAAGTTGAACTTGGATCAAATCGTGCAGGCCGTTCCAGAGATTGGAAACCTCATGGACGAAGGAGACGATGAAGCTATCATCGATAGACTCAAGGCTGCCTACGATGGTGTAACAGACAAGAGGGGTAAGAAGGCGGTAAAGGAACTGAGGAAGACTGGTTACGCTGAGTTACCTACAATCAGAAGAAGCATAGATGCCCCAGATGTAAAAACTCTATCCCCTGATGGAGATTTCTTTTTCCCGTCTTATGTGACGGACCCTCAGCGCAGCCCTTACTGCTTCTGGAGAAGTTATTACACTCCGCAGGAACTAGAAAACAAAATACTGACGGACGACTGGGACGCGGACTTCGTTGAAAATGTAATACAACGATACTCGGGCGTAAACCAAGATACTATAGAGAACGAACAGGGGCTAAGAAGAGACGAAGGGCTAAGAGAAAGCACCTATGAATCCAACGAGCTCGTTGAAATCATTCACTGCTTCCAGAGATTGATTGACCCTGACGACGGTTCAGAGGGAATCTACAGAACTATTTTTCACAGAGAGATCGGCAGCACTGCAGACAGTCAATACGCCAAGTTCGAGTTAATGAACGGATACGATGACTACCCTGTCGTTGTAACTAGACTTGCGGAAGACAGCAAGCGACTCTACGATACAACTACGGTTCCAGACTTGCTTAGGGGCATACAGAACCAGGTAAAAGTGGAGCGCGACTCCAGAATAGACAGGAACAGTCTATCTACGCTACCTCCGATCCTGCACCCAGTAAACCAGGCACCGCAGGACTGGGGCCCAGGTAGATTGATTCCTCGCAGAAGGAAGGACGACTACGAGTTCGCCGACACTCCAGATGCTAACTCAGCAGATGGCAGCATCGAGATGGAGAAGACCCAACTGGATCAGGCAGATAGACTCATGGGTCTAGACGAAAGCAGCGAGATCTCAAAGGTAAAGAAGCAGTTCCTCGTGGACAAGTTCCTCGAGCACAGCGCAGAGGTAATGCAAATGTGCTTCACTTGCTTT